GAAAGTTCAGCACCTAAAATAAGGAAAATTATAGATCCACCAAAACCTGATAATAAATCAATACATCCTAACCTTCCTCAACCTCACGCCCAAGTCCTTATGGTTATGCCGTGTAAATGTGGAAAATCAACTGTGGGGTCGAACCTAATTATGAATAGTGATTTTTATGGTTTAGATTATTTTGATATTCCGCCTATGGTTATATCAAACACAATCAATACGGATATAACAAATAGATTCTTGAAAAAATGTTGTGATACTTATGATAGATATGATGATTCTATAATTCATAATTTTGTAGCAAATCAAAAAAAATATGGTGAAGCACAAAATCAACCTAAAGCATGTGTTTTTATTGATGATTGCTTGGGAGATAAAACTTCTGCTCTTGATTCACTTTCAAGTCGCTATCGCCATTCGAACATACACCTGATGCTTGTGTCAACGCAATTGTTCCGAAAAGTTAGTCCAGTTATTAGAGCAAATGCAACAAATATATTAATAGGAAAATTGCAAAATCAAAAAGAACTTGATAAATTAAGTGATGAGTTTTCAGGAATGTATGATGGAGATAAAACTTTTAGAGATTTATATAAACAAGCAACTAAAAAGAAATATGATTTCTTACATTTAAATCTTCAAGAAAACCCAGCAGAAGCGTGGATTAATTTTGAAAAAAAAATATATCCTATTAATAATAAAGAAGATGAGACAGATGAAGATATTGAATGAAAATGATGAAATTATAGATATTGCAAAAATAGAACATACAGAACAAAGATTTGCTGATATGTTTTTAGATAAAGATGATGTTGTACTGGAATTAGGTGCAAGATATGGTTCAGTTTCTTGTATAATATCAGATAAAACAAAAAAATGTGTTTCAGTTGAACCTGATGAAAGAGTTTGGAAAGCGTTAACTAAAAATAAAATAAATAATAATTGTGATTTTGAAATAGTAAAAGGTTTTATATCAAATAAAAAAATGAAATTAGAATATGATAAAAATGATGATTATTCAACAAGTTCTTGTGTTGTTGAAGAATCAGATATTCCAAGTTACACATTAGAAGAAATAAAAGAAAAATATAATATTGATAATTTTAATGTTTTAATAATTGATGCAGAAGGTTTTATGGAACAATTTTTAAATGAAAATATAAATATATTAAATCATTTAAGATTAATAATGTATGAAGCAGATCAACCTCATAAATGTGATTATAAAAAAATAGAACAGATTTTATATGATAATAATTTTAGACCTAAAATCACAGGTTTTCATAATGTTTATTTTAAAATATAATTATAAAAAAAAATATATTATATAAAATTATAAATAATGGATTTGTATGGAATGAGCGAGGCACTATCTCAAGCGAACTCTTTCGCACAGCATCAGGGACAAATACACGAAGAAGTAAGACAACATAATCAAGATATAGATAAAGAAATTAATGATGCTAAAAATGTTGAAAAAGAACAAGAACAAGGTATAAGTTCCGAACAAATGCAAAAAGATGAAAATACTTTAATGGGACAAGTTGCTTCAGGAATTGGTTTAAAAGGTGTTGTTAAACCTGCAACAATAACTAAATCAGCAAAACAAGTTGAGAATGTAGTACAACAATCAACAGATATTCCAAAAGTTCCAACTCCGTCTGATCCAGAGTTTGCGAATGTTAACGCAGTTATGGAAAATGAAAATGTATTGGCAAAAGGAACTGGTTCATTAACTTCTGAATTAGAAAGCGGACTTGGGAATGTAGTTAAAAAAGGAGGTGGTTTTGTAGCAGATACATCTAAATTATTAGGAGGTGCAGGTGCTTTGATTGGCGGAGGTATGGCAATCCAACAAGATATTGCTGGTGGAGTTAAAGGTTTTGAAAAAATGAACTGGGAAGATAAACTTGGGAACATGTTATCAATAGCAGGTTCAACTGCTGAATTAACTGGAATAGCAGTTCCAACTCCAGCATCATTAGGTTTAGAAGTTGCAGGTGGAATAGCAAGTTTAGTTGGAGGTGTATTTACTGAAATAGGCGGTGCCATAGATGAAAAAACACAAAAAGCACAAGCACAATCAAAACAAGCAATTCAAACGGCAAAATTACAAGGTGAAAAAATGGCACCGAAATCAACAGTTGGCACAGGTTCTTTTGGAGGTATTGCTGGAGCATCTTTTGATTCATCTAAATTAATACAAGGTTCAGGAAGTTTTTAAAACTTTTTTTTTATAAACTTTTTTTATTTATTTTTTATTTATTGAAAATTATTTTATAATATTAAATTATAAAATGAGTTTTTGGAGAGCAGACAACAAGATTCCTATTAAGCAAACTAAAACATCTATTGCATCAACTAATGGACTTGAATATGGTGCAGGGCAACTTATTCATATTGATATTCCACCCAGTACAAAGTTTATTGATCCAAAAAATAGTTATCTCCAAGCAGATTTTAAGATTAAACTTCCAGCAGGTCTTCCACCCACTCGCCTTCAATTAGACGGACAGATGGGGGGTCAGGTTTTAATCAAAGATTTGAGGTTATATTCAAGCGTAGAGAACGGAGCAGTATTACTTGAGGAAATACAAAATTATAATTCTATGTGTTCTATTATTTATGATTATAATAAAGATGATTCTTTAATCAATAAAAGAGCAGTTGCAGGTGAAGGAAATACAACCTATAAACCTCAACACAGAGGCACACTTGGAGGTCCAAAATCTGTAATGACTGATATATCAACAAATCCATATTTTAAAGGAGTTCCAGCAGGTAACCAAACAACAGCGTTCACAGATGCAGATTTCACAACTGCTAAATTAATGATTCCATTAAATTGTGGTATTTTCTCATCTGATAAAGTTTATCCTAATATTCTAACAGGTCTCCGTGTAGAAATATTACTTGAAGATGCTGATGTTTGTTTAAGACAATTAGATTCTGCACTTCAATTCAGTCATTTAACTCTAAATCCAATCTTTGATTCTGTAAATGGTTCAACAACAGGAAATAAAACAGATATTGCAAATGGAGATTCTATTACAAAGTTTTATATCCGTAGAGATAATAGTCAATATAAACCTGAATTATGTCCTTTTGTAGTTGGCGAAGCAATTTCATTTGCTAATGGACTATCTGATTCCGCCCAATTTGTAGATTCAGGAGGTAATCCAAAACAACCAAGAATCGCAAGTATTAATGCCTCTGCTAATGCTTCAGGAGGTGATGGTCTTGTTGAGATTGTTTTAGATGATACTTATGATTTGAACTCTGCTTCCACAGTTAATAATTCTTATTTTGTAGTTTCAGAGTCTGTTATAGAACAAACATCATCTTATGGTGCGACATATACATTATCTAATGTAGAGATGATAGTTGGTGAATTAGACATGGGACCGAACTATGAAAATAGTATGATGAGAAAAATGAAAGAAGGCGGACAAATGGCACTTGATATTTTATCTGTTAGTAATTATAAATATTCTCAACAAGCAAATGATGTTGTCGCCAATATTCGCTTGAATCTGGAACAAAGCAGGGCGAGGTCAATTTGGTGTTTGCCAACAGATCAAACAAACTATAATTCTAAACAAAGAATATCCGCACAAACAACTTATGATATTCAAGGTGTAGTTGATGGAATTGGTACATCTCATTCCACAAGAAGCGGTTTAGTAGGAATATCAGACTCAATTTCATCGTATCAATTCTACTTTGATGGGAAATTAAATCCAAGCAGGGCGGTTTCAACTTCTAAAATTGCATCTAAAAGCAGTATAGACGCACAGGTCTTGATTGAAAATGAGAAAAGTTTAGTCCAAGCAAATGTTCCAGCAAGATCTTTCTCTGAATATAATAAAAACTTTTTCATATCAAGAGCATTAGGTTTAAATCAACAAGTATATGACACAAGAAATAAAGATTTTAATATTCAAGTTAACTATTCAGGAACTCCAACTAAAAATAAATTATGGATGAACTTTGTATGGCACCTCCGAAGAATTAATATTCGTGGGGATAATATTTCTGTAATTGTATAAAAACTTTTAACTTTTTTTTTAAATTATATTTTAATATTTTTTTTATATTTTAATAAATTATAAAAATGTCTCGTGAATATCTTGATATCCGTCCTTCTAATTTAACGCCAAATGGAGTTGTAAGTTACAAATCAGGACAACCCATTATTAAGTTTGATATTGCAGAACAAGATGCCTTTTTATATGGCAATTCAGTTCGTATTTGTGGAAAATTAAAGATAACTAAAGATGGAGCAACAGTTCCAAGTGGTGCTGATACTCTTGGAATTGATGCTCGGACTGGAATATTTGGTATGGTTGATACTATAACTTTATCTTCAACTAAAACTAAACAAACTATCGAATCAATCCGCCATTATAATAGATTTATGAGTTCTTATCTTCCAACAACTGCATCTAATCAGGATTTATTAGGTCATTTATCCCAAGCAGGTTTAACTGTTCCTTCTGCAGATACTTCAAAATTGGGTGTTGTTATGCAAGATAAAACTAATTCTAATGAGTTCTGTGTATATTTCCCAACTGGACTTCTCCAAAATGGAAAACCTATTCCTTTAAGTTCTGAAACTATCGGCGGAATAACTATGGAAATCCACCTTGCTCCTCCATCTATGTTTTTATTTGATTCTAATGGAAACGCTGTTGGAAATGGTTATTCTAATGCTGATTATACATTAGAAGATTTAAAACTTGTTTGTGAAGTTGAAAGAATGACACCTGAAAATAAAATGTCCTCAAAAGTTAATGGTTTTGAATATCAATCAATATCCAGTTATTATAGTACTATCAATAGCACAAATGCTATCCTCAATTATTCTCTTGGATTAAGTAGAGTTAGAAGTGTTTTTATGAACTTTATTAAATCATCTTATCTAAATAATCTTAATCAAAACTCACTTCAAACTATAATGCCTATTAAATCGGCAGGTTCTCAAGCATCTGCAAATCAAGTTGTTTTCACTCGTGGAGGAGTTAGATTCCCTGATAATTTTAATCAAGATACTAACTATAAACAAGATGAATCTGTTGAACCAGTTGATCCTGAACTATCAAGAAACTTCTTAAATGCTATTGTTCCATTTAGTAAAATTAATAGATGCCAAATATCCCCAGTTAACACAAACAGAAACTGGAGCGGAAATGATAATGATGTATTAAATGGAGGTTTAGTTTGGGGTCTTGGTGTTGCTTATGATACATTAGGATCTGATGGTGCTGATTTTAGTAATACAAACTGGGGATTGCAATTTAATCTTGAGTTAGATGATGATTCACCTAATTCTGTATTTGTTTTCGTCCATGCTAAAAATACATTATTATTTAGCGGTGCTGGAGTCCAAGTTGTATCTTAATTTTTTCTATACTTATTTTTTATGAATATTTTTTTAATTTTTATTATATAATTTTAAAGTATAATAAAAATGAGTTATAGTGATGAAGGTATGCCAAAACAACTTCAAATGGGACAAGATGCAATTCCTGATCTTCTCCGTGTAGGTTCTATCCCAAGTAATACAGAAGCGAA